AGGAAACAGCGAGAGGATTAGAAGCCCGGTGGTCTAAAGGCATTGACCACTATTTTCATGCGATGAATTACGTTGTAATTGCTCAGTCAATTTTCAAGTCGTTGTTGATGAGTTTTTAAGGGAGGTAAGTTATGGGAGATAATGTCAAAGACCTTATTGGTCAATCCTTGATTGAGAGCATTGCAGTCAAGCAAAGGATTTGCGAGAGCATGCTTCCTGATATTGAGCATGTGTCACGGGTAATTATTCATTGTTATAGGAGTTGCGGGAAGACTGTTTTTTACGGCAATGGTGGTAGTTTTGCCGTTGCTCAACATTTAGCAGCGGAATTTGTCGGACAATTCAAATTAACTCGTTCGCCTTTACCTTCGCTGGCATTAGGAAATCCTGCGACGATTACAGCTATCGGGAATGACTTCGATTACGATAAAGTATTTGAACGTCAGATTGAGGCTTTCGTTAATCGTGTTGATGTAGTTATTGGTATTAGCACGAGTGGCAATTCTCCTAATATTGTGGAGGCAATTAAGAAAGCCAAAGAGCTTAAAGCGATTACTGTTGGCTTGACTGGCAACGATGGTGGCGCGCTTGCGCTCGTTGCTAATATGCCCCTGGTTGTTCCATCAGATGACACTGCTCGGATACAGGAAGCTCACATTACCATCGGTCATATTATCGTTGATGTGGTTGAGCGGGCTTTGGGGCTATGTAGATGGATGTAGGAATATTTCAGATTTTTTGTGAGGGCAAAGATAGGCATATGAGTAATATTAATAGACGGGAATGGGAAGTAAAACTAGGCAGACTTTCGGATGACTTGTTGATGGAAATGGCAAGGGAGCAAAATATCGACACTTCGTTTATGTTGACAGCGCTTGCTCCTCGTTACGCCTTAATTACTGCTATCATTGATGCTAAAGGGAATAAGTTTGTCTCTTTTAGGGATCGTATTGTGACCAAGCATGCAAATACCCAGATGGAATAATCTCAAAAACCAATATACTGCATGGCGTTCGCGTCGGCTTCAGTGGAAAGTTGCCAAAGCGGAGGCGAAAGCAAAGCAAAGCCGATATAAGGCGGATGCCGCCCGCTATGAAGGTATCGCCCGTGGGCAGTGGGTGGCGAAAGAGGTCAAGATTGAGAATCGGGTTCAGAAGCCGAAGAAAGATTCTACTGAACAGGAATTTCTTGAGACCTATGGCACGGGGGTATGGGTATATGCTGCATGCAATGCCATTGCGGAGAAGTTAGCAAGCGTTCAACCGCAACTTGTTGACGGCGATAATGAAGTTCAGGATGCCGATGAGATACTACGTCGCATTCAGAAACCGAATCCGCATCTTACTCAATATGGGTTGTTTGAATTGACACAACTCTGGAGGGATTTAGCAGGAATTGCCTACTGGCATGTCCCTAAAGATGAACCGGGAATATTCCCCCTGCGCCCTACTCGAATGGCGATAGTTCCGGGGAATGGCGGGGTCGCCGGGTATGCGTATAAGAAGAAGGGCTTTGACAGGCGAATAACGAAAAGCGGCTTCAAGAGCGAAATGATAACCCGTGATGATTTTGAATATACGATGGCGGTACACAAGGGGGAAGAACCAGTGCGGACAATCAAAGGGATTAATAAAAATGAATGGATACCCTTTGATGCAGACGAGGTTATTGACTTCAAATATGCGCATCCCTACAACGATTTCTATGGAATGAGTCCCTTGCAGCCATTGATTCTCTCGCTTGAGACTGAGTTATACGCCCGTTCATGGAACAAACGCTTTTTTGAAAATGGGGCGGTTCCATTAGGAATCATGATTGTCCCTGAAACGATAGACCCGGATGAATTTAAGACCTTACAGGAAGAATGGGACAAAAAGCATGGCGGGGTTAAAAAATCCAATAAGATAGGATGGTTAAATCATGAAATAGAATTTAAAGAGATTGAACTTGGTCCTAAAGATGTGGAGTTTCTTAATCTTATCAGAATGACCAGAGAGGATACACTTGCCGTTCTGAATGTCCCTCCAGTTATGGTGGGCATCTATGAATTTGCGAACACAACCAGCCGCTCTGCAGGGGTTAAGGAGCAGCGCCAGATATTCTGGCAAGACTGCATTATTCCTAAACTCAGGGGTATTTATGACAGCCTGAACCTGCATTTTTATCCCGAAGGCGATATTAAGTTAGCCCCTGGCTTGACCGACATTGATGCCCTGCAACCCGAATGGACGGAGGTTGCGAAGGGGGCGAAGGATGCGATGTTTGGTGGGTTGGCGGTTGAAGAGGTCAGAGAGATATTTTGGAAGAAGACGGGACCGCCGCCTGGTGAGATTTACCTACCATCAACCATAACGCCCACCGGTGATATTGAGGAGGCTGAAGAGAGAGGAACATCGTATCGGTTGATAAATCTAAAAAAAAAACTAAAGGCGGAAGTGGAACGGACGGCGCTCTGGAAATCATATATTAAGCAGATAATGCCTCTTGAGAACAATCTTTTCGACTGGCTTAAAAAGTTGTTTGGAGAACAGGAGAAGAGGACGCTTGCGAACCTTGACGAATTATGGAAATTGGATGCCCCCGTTGGAGTTCAAAAGGGGCGGGAAGATATTCTCAACCTGTTTGATTTCAATACGGAAGTGGGGGAATTCTCCGAAGGCGCAAGGGTCAAATTCATTGATTTGATGTCCGAACATGCACAGGACATTCTGGGTGACTTGGGTGTCTCAATGACTTTCAACATCAGTGATGTTCGAGTACAGAGCGCCCTGCAGAATCTGTCGTTTACCTTTGCCGATTTGGTGAACCGTACAACACAGGAACAATTACGAATTACCTTGAGCGAAGCAATCTCAGGGGGCGAAGGCATTGGCAAGATAAAGAAGCGAGTGCAGGAAGTTTTCAAGGATACGGTGCGAGGTGAAGCCCCCAGAGCGAGAATGATAGCTCGGACGGAAATCATTTCAGTGACGAATGCAGGAACGAAGGAGGCTTATCGTCAATCGGGAGTAGTGGCGGCTAAGGAGTGGTTATCAAGTAGAGACAATCGGGTGAGGGACACGCATGCCGCCGCCGATGGTCAACAAGTGACGATTGATAAAGCCTTCTCCGTTGGCGGGGTGTCGCTTGATTACCCCGGCGACCCGAATGCTCCTCCACAGGAGAGGATAAATTGCCGATGTACGACATTGGCGGTGTTGAAGGCAGTTCCTTTCGCAGGTGAACGTTATACTTATAAAAAGACAATAGGAGAAGCGCAGGCATGGGCAAATCAGGGTTACCCTGGTGTTCAATTTGACTTTGAAGGTACGCATATAGATGCTATTAATCCGACATTAGATCAATTTGACAAATTAGCCAGGGAGTTCCCCGAAGTTGTTGATAGATTGAAATATATTGGAACTTACAAAGCCCCCGGTAGTCCTGCGAAAAGTTTTCAGTCAGGTACATGGGCGCATGCTTCAAGGGATGGAGAGAGAATCGGCTTAAATCCTAATATCTTTGGTAATCCTACACAACTGAAGCAGGAACTTAAAGATAATGTTAGCTCTTATAAGAGAGTTGGCGTAGAATTGGGGCGTTGGCATCCCCAGGGGTGCGATTCGATTGAAAGTATCATGACGCATGAATTTGGGCATCAAGTTCATAATTGGTTGAAATCAATTGATTATGATATTGGATTTGCCCCATATAGGAGTGTTAGTGATGGTTTAGGTGGTGTCCGATTTACCTTTGATGCTTGGTTAAAGAATAATAAAGCCCGGAAATCCCTTTCCCGATATGCTTTGACGAGTACAGAAGAGGGATTTGGTGAGGGTTTTGCTTCTTTATATCATACTCCTAAGAACAAACAAGTAGTATTTGTCAAACGTCTTGAAAAATTAATGGAATATATCGGCGACACAAACGAATGGACGGAAGATTGGAAATGGCTTGATGAATTAACTGGCGATGAAAGTACGGAAGCGGCGTTATTATTACAGAATCTGCGGGAGGAGTTAAATATACCATAGGGAGGAAAAAGAACATGATAGGTAAGCGTCCTGATTGTATAAAATGCAAACATTGGCATTATAGAAATGAGGAAGGTTTCACCTGCGAGGCTTATCCTGATGGTATCCCCCAAGAAATAATAATGGGATTTGATCATACGGAGCCTTATCCGGGCGATAATGGCATACGATTTGAGGCAATATCGGAAGCCGAACTTGAAGTAGTAATTGAATAGTAGGGGAATAACATGAGGAGAGGATAAATTGTAGATGTACGATGTTGGCTGTTTTGAAGGAATAAACGGAGCGATGTAGATGGAGGTATCTGTAGAATGAATTTAGCTGATAGAATCAAAACCCAGACGGGGCTTTCTCCTGAAGATGCGTTAGAGCAGGGAAAATATATCATCAAGGCAACCCGCAAGATAAAGGGGATTGACGAAGAAAAGAACCAGATAACGATAACGATAAATGACAATTCGGTTGACCGTGATGGTGATATTGTTAAGCCTTCTTCATTTAAAGGCCATCTTGATTGGTACTTGGACAATCCTGTGGTTCTTTTTGCGCATAATCATAGGGAGCCGCCCATTGCTAAAATGGTTGATTATACTCTGACTGATGATAAATTTGTAGCGGTTGACCAGTTTGCTGTTGATGAATATGAATTTGCTGCTACCTGCTGGAAACTCTGCGCCGGTGGATATATGAAATCAGCTTCAGTCGGATTTATTCCAGAGGGATGGGAAGACCCACAGGACGATGATAGGCCGTCGGGCTTGGAAGGGATAATTTATACCAAGTGCGAACTTCTTGAGCATTCCATCCTTCCTATTGGTAGTAACCGCAATGCCCTCATAAAGATATATCAGAAGACTAAGGGGCATTGGGATCCAGTAGTCTCAAAGATGATTGAGAAACTCATCGAACAGCCTCTAAAATTGAAATGCGGGCATAAGGTGGTTTATGATGCCGATGGTAATGTAATTGAACCGTGTCCAATCTGTGATGGAATGCCCCAAAGTTGGTCAGCGGTGAAGGATACTTCCATCCTTACAACGCCAGCGGAGATTTTGGCATGGACAACGGGCATAGGCACATATTCAACTAACGGACGCAATAAAGCAGAAAATGATAAAGTAGCCCCGAATGGCACTTTTGACGCTGCCGAAGAGGAGGAGGATGATAAAATGCAGTCAGAGAAGGAAGAGAAAGAAGCGATTAGTATTACCAATTTTGAAAAAGCGATAGAAGCGTTGGAGGCGACACAGGCGACGATAGGTGAGATATTTGGTGGGATAAGAGACTTGCTGACTGGTATAAAGGAAAATATTCAAGGAGAGCAGGTTGAGCCTCTCTCCGCTGAATCTGACGAAGACGACACACACTTAGAAACGACAGAAGAGCCGAACAAGGAAGAAGAATTAGAGCCGGATGAATCGGTGGAAACAGGGGAGACTGCTGAAGAGACCACAGGGGAGACGGAAAACTCATCCGGGGATGATGACAGGGTTGCACATTTGATGGCGTCAGTTGAGGAACTCAAGAGCAAATTGGAGGAGTAAAAAGAGTTTGGGGGAGTACAAATACCGGAGGGAGGCCGGCATGTGGTAGGTGAAAGTAGATGCCGGACATAACTGTAGAGCAATTCACAACCATCGAACAGACAATCAGCACGTTGAATGAAAGATTAGATGGTTTGAAGGGCATGGCAGAGAGGATGGAGGCTGTTGAGAAACAGCTTGAGGATGCGCAGAGAATTATTGCGGTAAACAAAAAAAGGGACATCTCGCATTACAATGAAGAAGAGGCTTGGGGCGTAAAGAGCGTTTTGGATATTCCCGAAGGGTTGACTGCAAAGGGAGTGCATGAAAATGTCGTCGTTAAATCTCCTGGCGATAGCGAAATCATCAAGGGATTTCAAACGATAAATGATGATGTTTTTATCCTGGCGAGGTTATTGGGAAAAGATGTTGGCGAATTGGCCTATTGGGATAAGCCTCATCGACAATTGACCGGGCTGACCCCCAGGCAATTTACAGAAAAGACAGGATTGGGAAAAGCCTTGAATACGGCAAATGGCTCCGGAGGAAACTGGGTTCCCCAAGGCTGGGGCGATGAAATGCTGACGGATTACCGGCAACAACTCTTGGTTGAAGATGTGTTTCAATCGTTTGATATGCCACAAGACCCATTCAATTATCCGTTCCAGGATGCTGGTGGCATCACGATTTATCTGCGACAGGAACCGACGGAAGATGAAGCCAGCAAGATAACAGCGAGCCAGCCGTCAGATGATAACATTCAATTCAGCACGATTGAATTGGCTGCAAGAATCGTATATAGTCGGAAGTTGGAAGAGGATGCACTGACATTTTGGCTGCCGGAGTTGAAAAAAGGGATTACTCGCAGAATGGCGGAAGCAATGGAAGATGCCATTGAAAATGGCGATGTAACGGCTACTCACATGGATTCCGATGTTGTTTTGGGTAGAGACCATCGTAAGGCGTGGAAAGGGCTGCGAAAGTGGGCGAATGTCGAATCAACCGAATACGACGTGACAACCGGTGATTCGTCATTCCAGGCGAGTTCTGGAATGCAGGTGCAGGCGAAGATGACAGGTGGCTATGGTGTGCCTTCGGCAGAAGGTTGTTGGATAATTGGAAACACTCCGTACATCAAGGCAAGAGCCTTTGACGAATTTGAAACCTTTGACAAAGCTGGTGCCCGAGCGACGATTTTCAGCGGACAGATAGCTATGTGGTATGGTTGGCCGGTGATTGTATCCCCGAAGATCCGAGAAGATTTGAATTCATCTGGTGTCTATCAATCTGGTCAAACAAAAAGTGAATTCCTCGGTGTTCATCATCCATCTTTCCGAATCGGTTATCGGCGAGAAGAGGATATAGAAACCGATAGGGACATTGAAACCGGACAAAATATCATCGTGGCGACTATGCGGGCGCATTTCAGAGCTACACGACCGACTGGTCAGAAGATTGTTGCCGCAGGCATAAATGTTTAAGCCAATATAAGGAGGTTTAATTCTTATGGCACTCCCACAAGGATACTTAGCGACAAGCAATCAAGTAAGCATAGGTGAAGCGACGGCGGTGACTTTGGCAACAAGCGCGTCAAGTTGGTATGCGATATTAAAAGCCGACAGGGATATTGAGGTAAAACAGGCTGGTTTTTACATTGGTTATCCGACGGTTCAAGATGCAGCAGCGCCAGCGTCGTCATATACCAAAGTGGAACTATGGAATATTACCCAAGCGACCAAGATAGCGGAGTCATCCGTTCTCGGTCAAGGATACGCAACGCAGATACTTCCGGGAGGATATGTGACCATCGCAACTGAAGCAGGGATTGATGATTTAGGTAACTCCGAGGCATCGGCGAACGATGTTATCGGACTGAAATTTTCATTTACCAATAAGGGTGCGACTGCGGGGTTCCCCGATGCGGTAGCTCACATTAGGTATTCGGTTATAGATTAAACTTTTGGGGAGGAAAGCATGTCACGATTTTTTAGATTAGAAGCCAAGCATCATAATTGCATAAAATGGACATTGCGACAAGGGGAGATTACACCAGCCGTTGATGACAGGACTGCCACTCAAATCGAAGCCTTCCCTACCGATTTTTGGACTGAGGTTTTCAAATGTCAATCATGCGAGAGGTATGTCGAGATTGAAGAATCGCAATGCCTCTCTTGTCGCAGTCAGGTTGATATGTCCCAATCAGTGAAAGATTTGCTACCCATTTTAAAGCAGTTGAAAAGTGACTTGGGTAGTGACTGGGATGCCACAAGGCAACAACTCTATGAGAAGGAAGAGCAAGGCGAAAATCGTGATACAATCCTCAACTTTTTGAAGGAGTAATAGAGAATGGCAGCGGGGAGATGGGGCACTGGGAAAGAGGGCACTGGGGAAATGGAGCAATGGGGCACTGGGGCGCTGGGGCACTGGGGCACTGGGGCACTGGGGCAAAAGACTAAGACTTTTGGGTTTTGTTTTTGCCCCAACGCTCCAACGCTCCAATGCTCCAATGCCCGCTTTCC